AATACGAGGCTTGTGCCGCTGGTACGGCAGAGCCAGTTGTGATGAGATAACGGCGAACAGTAACATCGGTCTGGAGAACCGTCTTGGGTGTTCCTCCTTGAGTTAGCTCAACCTCAATCTTGGGTGTGATTGTATCTGCTCCACCTTCGGCAAATAGCTCGTCGAGTTCTGCGGTTGCCATAGTGATCGTTGTCTGCAAGAAGTTGCCAAAGATGATTCCGCTTGCATCTAGGGTAAGGGCAGTCGTTATGTTAGTTAGGCCAAGGTTGCGAACAAAAGAAATGGAATAGTTGCCAGCGTTATTGCCAATATCCACGCTTACATTTCCACTACCAATTCCAGTTACCGCACTCAAGGCTTCTGCAAAACTGGGGGCGTTTGCCCCAATGGCTATAGCTGTAGTTGAGTTAGCTCCAAAATTAAGAACAAGCGAGCCACCCTCTGCATCTGACCCTATTGCCAGATCGTAAGTTTCATTTTTTGTCGAAGAACCATCTTGAACTTTTGTAAGCGATACAACCCCAGCGGTAGGAGAGGAAACGAATGTATCTGAATAAACAGCCGGGTTGCGAACCAAACGAATGACTTGCTGGGCGGCAACCGAGGAGGCTGGGAATCTGCGGGTATTTACAAGAACCGAGCTAGTTGGGAAAAGGGTGAAGGCAGAGCCACCAAACGACATGGCGGTGTTGAGCGTTGCGGCTGTGATGAGATAGGCAAATTGTTCTTGGCCGTAGGCCGCTACTCCAACACCAGCACCAGCAATTCCAGAAATAGCGGTATAAACTTGGGCGGGTGTTGCATTGAAAGAAATGGCATTAGAGGTTACGCTATTCAGAACTAGCTTAAATTGTCCGTCCGTTGGGTCTGCATCAATCCCACCAATGCCCAATTTAATTGAAGAACCAGTTAAATCTAAATCTCGCAAAAGTCCACTCTGGTCTCTTTCTTGCAATCGAAGCCGCAGATTATAGGAGTCGTTGCGGGTAAAGGTTGGGAGTGTGCCATTCCTGGCCGACCCTGCGGCCACCAGGTTTCCGTTGGTTGTGTCGATGTATATGTCTAAACTTTGAGCCATTTAAGTGTCCTATTGTGTCAATTCTATTCTATGCCAAGAACAATGATTGTATCTGGGTTTCCGTTGCGACAAACATTGAGCGTTATTTCAGAATACCCACTAATACTTCCACCACTACTAACCACTCCACCAATACTAGAAATTTCGTACCCATTCTCTTTTTCTGATATGGCAATTCCAGCACCAGCAAGGGGTTTGGTGCATTCAATCCTTCTTATGATGCTATTAAAGAATCCAAGTGCCAGCCTAGAGTTTCCGCGTAATTCATTTAGCTTGCCCTCTCTCATTATTGTAATGTTCCCCTAGAAATTGTGGCAAGCTGTTGAACTTCGTGAAAGGTGTTTCTAGCAACCAAGAAAAGCCCACGCCTTTCGCAAGACATAGACAAGAAACAATAGCCACCATATTGAGTCAAAAGGCCAACACCTTCTTGAAAGAACGCTGGCCTTGGGTCTTTTGGCATTGTTGTTCCATTGATGACTTCAGGCATTTTTATTGTTGTGGTAAATAGCGGGGCTTGTTGTAAGCCATTATTTTGTGAAAGTTGACCAGCCATAAACTCTGTTTCACTTACATCAGTCACATACTCTGCTTCGATAACTAATGGCGGGCCATATACACCCTCGCCAGCAGTTGGGATAAGCCTTATGATGGGAGGAGGCAGACCAGTTGAAGTGGTAAGCCCAACATATACCACAGACATTGTAGTTAGTCCGCCATCTGTCTCATCAAAGGAAATGGTCTCTACGGCCATTCTGGAATATTTTGGAGTTGCTGTAGAGAATGAGGAATGAATTGTATCTCTTGCTGGGGCAAGCGTTACCCTATCAGCAGTTCTAATTATATAGACTTCTATAATGGTTTCTAGGCCGACCAGGTCTTTTTGATAGTTTTGCCTTCGCAAAACCTTTTGACCAGAAATAGGGGAGCCAATAATAGCTTCACTCATTATTGAACTCCAGCACCAGATGTCACAAGTGGTGCAGATGAAAGCTGAGTTAGGATTTTTTCGATAGACCTCATGATGCTTGGAGTTCCCTGCTTATTCCCTTGCATTATTTCCTCAGATCTACTTCTTGCTATTTGTGCTGGCTCAACTCCAGATGCTGTCCCTGCAAGTTTTTCTCCAAGGGTTGGCATCTCTGTGGCCGCCACTCTTGTAGCCATTCTAACTCTAACATCTTGCATCGTTACCGGCCTTCCCTCGGCTTTAGAAAGCCTATCAGCTTCTGATTTTAATATTGCCTCTTGAGTCCTAAAATCTTCCTTTGAAACCTGGGTCTTTCTGGATTTCCTTGCTTGGTTTAAGGCCATGGAGCCACCCCTGGAAGCCCCCAGAATAGCAACATCAGCCCCAGTTTTGTCCTCAAAGTCCTTTTTTGCCTGTGCATCTTGTTCGGATATCTTCTGAGCCGCTTTTCTGGATGAATCTGTAATTTGCCTGTTTGCTTCTTCGGCCGCCTTAATTTTCTCATCCTGGGCATCCTTAAAGTCCTTGGCGCCCTTCTCAAACAATGCCTCTTCTTGTTTGATTAGACTATCTGTGAGTTTGATTGAAAGCCTTGCAGATTCTTCATCACCCTTCTTTCTTTCCTCAAAGACTTTTTTGTCTGTTTCTTTTTCTTTCTTGAGTCTTAATGCCCTTAGTTTATCTGCCTGTTCTTCCCTGGCAAGATTGGCCATCTCAAGCTTTTGCTGTGAAGTAAGTGCATCATTGGTCTCAATCTGGCCAAGCTTTTTCCTTGTCTCAATATTGATCTTAAAGACTTCAGCCATTTCACCATCTAAGTCCATGATGATTTTCTGCTGGGCAATTCTCTCTGCCTCTTGCTGGGTAAGCTTATCGCCAAGGGAAATCCTGGTCTCAACTGCCCTTACAAAAGCCTTTGCCGCTTTGTCTGCGTCATCATTAAAGAAGAACGCGGCTATGGAGTTCATTGTTCCCTGGCCTCCGATTGCCGACTTGCTTTCATTGATGGCATTGGTAAGGGATTGCATCTTTTGTATTGTTCCCTCAATGCTGTCTCCAGCCTTGGCTCCAACTGCTTTATTCAGAGTCTCTGCAAGCTTGTCCGATTCCTCCTGGGCATCAACCAGCCCTCTGGTCATTTTATCAACTGCAAGATATGCCGCCACTCCAAAGCCACCAAAGCCAGCCGCACCAGCCAAGCCTTTAATAACCTTGCCTAAAGTCAATCCCCTTGCTCCAGCCTGTAATATACTTTTAGCCAGGCCATCCATTCCAACGCTTGTCCTCTGGGATTCGGCTCTAAGGCTGGCCAAGTATGATCTAAGCCTGTCCACATTCTGAGCAGACTTTTGCGTATGGACAAGAAGCTCTCCTTCTGCAATCTTCTTCATGACATTAAACTCTTGTCAGCCCTCTCCTGTATTTTTCTGAATATATAAACCATCATATCTTCTGTTTCCTCATCCACAGCCTTTTGTAATGCTGTATTTAGCCTGGATTCAATAGACACCGGCCCCTTTGTAAATGTCCTGGGGTTGGCTGTTGAATAGAAATATGCCCTCATAGTTTCACCAGGAGTTGCCCTTACCCCACCACCAAAGCTAGCTGTTCCCTTTTTGCCCCTTAATTTTGCAGAGTCTTGGGCTCCACCTGCCTGTTTGAAAACTCTCAATGCTGGCAACCATCCAGATTTCAAATAACCAACTGCACTGCCCAGGGCTTTGAATGTTTTCCTTATGTATGCCTTCATTGATGCCCCACCAAGCCCACCCCCAGGAGGGTTCCCTGTTGGCCTTCTGCCCATCCTTATATTCCTTCTATAATTAGCTATTCTATACCCATCCATGGTTCCATGGACAACCCTTTGTCTTGGCCTTGTAATCCTGGTTACACCTGTTTTCTTGTTTGTTCTTGCCCTCATCACCGTGGCATTCCTAGAGAATAATGATCTTAGAGCCCCCAAGCTGGCCTTTTCTGTATTTACTATTGCCTTCATGAGGATATTAGCAGAACGCCTATTTAGCTCATTGGTTATATCTTTTCTGGCCAGGGGAACATACTGCTCCAGCCTTCTTTCAAATTGTCTGGTATCTAGTTTGAAGCTCATAAGCCTAGTTGTTTTTCAAGTTCCTTAATATTTGTAGTCTCCCAATAACCTCTCCTTCTCAACTTAACTCCAGACATCCATAGGTGAACATGGTTTGCTTGGTGGAATAAACTGATTGGAAGCTCCCACATAATATATTCAATGCTCCAGCCTGTTCTTTGCGCCAACGAGAATACAGATGCCGCTATTCCAGTTGGCTGTGTTAGTTTCCCTGGGTTGTTGCCCCTGGGGTTGGGATAGGCTCAACCTGCCCCCTGTTTCCCTCATCAAGAATGGATGCAACAAGACTGCTTGCATTCTCCCTGTCTGAATCTGTTTTATCTGCAATCCAATCAAGAATAGATTCTCTGAATAGGTCTTTATTCCAGCAAAGCCTGATTGCCTCTTTCCTATTTTTCTGAATCTGAATATGAAGGAACACAAAAGCCCAGACAAAGAATGCAGTTGAATCCTCATCACTCCTGGCCTGTATCATAAGAAGCCTAGAGCCCTCTGTATATGGAGCAAGGCATTCACCCTTAAACTGCCTTTGTGGAGCCACAAAAGCTGATTCTAATACTTCTTCTAGGATTTCATTCATATATGTCTTAAAAGTGCCTTCTTTCTTTCTGGGCTGGCATTCTCCGGCACCATGAGGGTTTGCCCACCTATCTGGATAATTCTTATTGGCTCTGCACGCTTTACGAGACCAAGAAGTGTCTCACGATTCTCGAGAGCCGCTCTAACATATCTAATTGGAGATTCTTGATCAGACTGCATATCTGCCCAGGTTCTTTCCATTTCTTTTTTTGCAATGTCTCCATTGCCATCAGATATGAACCAAAATGTTACTTGTTGGTGTCCATCTTTAATTACCCTGGTTACAGGGTCAACGGGTCTAGGCTTTGCACCAAAGGCCGCAACAGCAGATGCAACTTTGAGATTTGTTGTTCCCCAGTAAGTATGGCCTTCCATTTTAGGATTTTATGATCTGGGGATTGAACCCAGTATTCTTTAATTAGCTTACGTTAGGGTAACCAGTAGCACTGATGTCCAGGGTAACAAAGGCATCATTGCTCTTGTTAATGGTGATGGAATCAATGCGGGTTGTTCCAAGGGTGGTGGCATTAGCTAGGGCGGCCAAGGCGGCTCCAGCAGTCACACCATAAGTACCAGTTACAGCAACAGATAGGCTGTATCCAGTGGTTGCATTATAATATGCAACGCCAACAATGTCGCCAGTTCTATCGCGAATTTCACTTTTTTCAACATTGCGTGTTTCACTGAAGCTTTGAACCAATCCAAGTCCTTCAGCGGTTGCACCGAATACAAGTCCGGCTTGTCCAATAGTCGTTGCGGGCATAGTAATGTCTCCTTTATGTCAAGTTAGGGTTTAGTAAGAAATTTTGATTTGATTATTTCCCATCCAATGGTGAATAGGAATCCACATACAGCAACCATTCCAAGCATTCTGTGCTTCAGAATCTCCAGGGTATTTACTCTGTTCACAAGGTCTGCATACCTGGAAAGGCTCATTTCAAGCATGGCTCCAATATTCTTTTGGCGTTCCTCCATCCTGGCCAGGCGCTCCTTTATCTCACTTGAGTCATTTTCACTCATAGTTCTGAACCTGCCTCTGTGACTCTAATGAACCATTCACCACCCTCATCTTGGTAAGCCTCAATAAATCCCTCATCAAAAAGATAAGATAATGCCCCAATCTTCTCCTCATCGGATACTTTTGACCAATCAACCTCAGAACTCACAGAACTCCAGCCCTCTGGGCATCTCCCATGGTTGGGGTGTTGGGGTATTTGGTGGGGTAGCTATCTTTCTGCACCTGCACTGGAGAGCAAGAGCAGAGCAAGAGGGTGAGGAGGAGGATGGGCATTTAAGCTTCAACCATAGACCAAGCCGCTAAAGTATTTATTGCGTCATAACCAATACTCAAACCAGTTGGAACAACTTGAATATTATATTTTTCTCCAACTGAAACTTGCCTAATCAAACAACTTGAAGTTGGATATAGCGAACCGCCTCCCGGAACTTCAAGCTCATAAAAAACATCAACAACGCCCCCAGTTTCCTCACTTAATAGAGTAGTCATTAAAGACATTCCTTCCCAAGCTGCTCCTTGAGAACCAAGGCTTAATGAAATAATTACAACACCATTTTTCTTTATTTCAATTTGAGTTCGCCCATTCGAATCATAAATATAGGAAAACATTGACCCATTATTAAATGTTGGATTTTCCGACCAATATACATCTCCACTTACCGTTCCCGATACCCCTTGGTCCCATTCTGTCCTAATTGATGATTTGGTTGGGATTGATTTATAGAGAGGCATTGCCTACTCCTTAATGGCTTACCCAACTCGCCGTTCCTGCTGTTGCAAAGATGGCCGAAAGAGTGGTAGTTGTATAATTACATTCAAAGAAATCTCCACTCGATAGGGCAACCATAAACCCGCCGCCGAGCGTGGTCGCAGTTGCTCCTGCGTTCACAAATAACTGACCTGCTCCGAGATTATAGACGGTGGCCATCTTGCGGGCAGTATTTGCGGGGACGAGGGTGGATGAAGTTAGCGAAGTAAAACTGCCAGAGGTGATGGCGGTAGATGAGATGGAGAGGGATGCGGTGACCGAGCCTATCTGGGCTGTGCCTGCGACTAGGGCTGGAAGCGAGCCAATGGTGACGGAGTTGCCAACTGTAACCGATGAAATGGATATGGGAACAGTCCCGCTAATTGATGCCGTGACTGAACCAATCTGTGCCGCTCCTGCGACCAGTGCGGGGAGCGTAGTTAGTGATACTGGTTGCGTGGCTTGAAAGAATGTTCCGCTTACTGGAACTGTCCCGCTGATGCTTGCCGTCACGCTTCCAATCTGTGCCGTCCCTGCTCCGATTGTTACTGTGCCCCCACCAATCGTCACTACTCCAATGCGGTTTGTGCCAGTAGGGAGGGCAGAACCTAGATTTGCTGTGACTGTGCCAGAGATGGGGAGCGGAGTGCTAGACCCAACACTTCCATTAAGAGTTGAAATTTGAACTGGTACTACATATTGATCGCTTGCCGAGGTTATATCTTGATCATAAGGAGTAATGGGTATCTGAAAATAATTACCAGAACCGTCATTACTTCTCGCAACTACATTCGCCGTCACCGTGCCAGAGATGGGGAGAGGGTTTGCGGTTGTAACTCTATCGTCAGATGAAATTCCCAAGTATATTTGTATCGGTAGAGGCTGTCCGCCGTTGTCTACTCCAGCACCTTTAAATGTATCTTCAGCACCCCATCCTATTCTAACTGCTCTACTTGGAATATCTCCTTGGTGTGTTCCGGCAACATTCTCAAGATTCGCCGTCACCGTCCCTGCAATCGTCTGTGTAGATGGGAGGTTTGAGACAGAAACAACACTTCCGCTAACAGCACCCCGCATATCTGTAATCGCTTGAGTACCAAGACTAACAACCGTATGGGCGGTGATATGTTGCCCACTAGAAAGAATGGTTGAGAGCGTGGTTGCCGACTGGTTGCCGTCTAAAATGGAAAGTGCCATATTCTCAAGCTCCTTGTTAAATCACGGCAACATACATCGAGTTTTGCTTTTGGTAGAAGTTCAAATACCGCAAGCCGTCGTCTGTCTCTGATGGGGTGCATATAAGGCTCATATTTAGACCCCTCTGCCAAGCCCTTTTATCCGTCCTAATGGTTGGGGTCTGACCAGTAATCCGAGCCGTATAAACCTTGGTATCAACTATGTTGTTTTGAATCTTGGTAAAGAGTGGAGGAGTTTCAGAATAGAAAGCCTCAAAAATAGAGCAGTATTCAGCATCAAAATCCTCCTGGCTAATCTTGGTCGCTGTGTCTGAGTAGTTGATTGTAACATCTACTTCATAGACCCCAGTATAGTTTCCCAGGATTTGACCCCCTACCGATGCAGAGATTGTGGCAAATGGGAACAGCTTTGCCCCCACCCGATTGGTCTTATAGACATTTAGGTTTGGAATGTTGGCCAGAAGATTGTCTAAAGCATCCTCCACATTGATTTGAACGCTATTGGTCATTTCTTTGCAGTTGCTGTTATGTCCAGGGTCATAGACCTAGACCAGGTGCGGTTTTGGGCTATTACATCTGGGGTATCTCCAGTCACCTTTGCAACATAGAAGGTTATGTTTGAATTGGTTGTGAGGTAGCTCGCTAGGTCTGGGACACGATAGAGTTGCTCTAGGATGTCGTAGAACTTTGCATCAAAATCTGTTCTAGCAGTTGTGTCTGCCCTTGCAACATAGGTGATGGATGCAGGTGTTTTGAACACACCAGAAAAGGGGATTAGTTCTTCTGACCCAATCTGGGCTTGAATTGTTATGCTTGGCATTGTCCTGGCTGTGCTTCTTTCACTGGTAAAGAAGTTCACACCTCCTATGCCAGAAACTACATTAAGAAGGGCGTTCTCAACCTCTCTCTCAATAGATGCCATGGCTTTAAGTTGTAATCTCTGCCAGGTCTATTGTATAGGAAAGGCCATCTGTGGATTGCGAGAATCCAGCAATCATCCTTTCAATACCAGACACCGTGCAAAGGTTTCCAATTACAGGGGCAGAAATCATGGACGCACAGACAACAGCGTTCTGTGTGATTCTAAAAACATCTCCACCCACATCCAGCTCGGATGAAACTGCCAGGTCTGTGACACTGGCAGAAACAGCACTTGAGCCAAGACCAGTAACAGATTGCCACAGGTCTGTTATCATGTAGTTCAAGTCTGTGCTGAAATAAGAAGTTTGAATTAAGCCACCCACATCCAGCTACCCCTGTCAATCTTGGGGTAAGTATATTCCCTTTATCTTGTCTGTTATGTATATGCCACCAATCTGCTTGTGGAATGCAATATGTTCGCAGTCTGTTCCAGTATATCTAATTTCTCTTATTTTGTCGGCCTTATAGAAGGCCATTCCACCAAAAGCTGAATTAGTAAACATAGCCTCACTAACCGAACTTTTGGTTGCCTTCTTAAAGTCATCTCTTGTGTCTGGATATTGCATATCCCCAACCCAATGGGGTCTTGTTCCATCCTTAAATTCTACTGCCAGTAGGTCGTAATATACCCACTCCCTATCCATATATTGAATTGCCTCACCTGGATGCCATGGAACATACTTCTTTGGCATAAGTCCCATAATTGCCTCGGCGTTGTTTTGTGGCACATAGCTTTCCAGCCCAATGAACTGAAACAAGTCTAGGTCAGCAACACAAACCCAGTCTGGTTGATTTGCCTCTGCGATCATAAGGGCTTCATTGCGCAGATAGGCCATTCTTTCATACCTAGTCATTCCATCTGCTGGGGTTGGGTTATGGATTTGAATAGATGGGCATAGCTTCGATAGGGCTTGCAGAATTTTTGGCGTATCGTCTGTGCTGTCGTTTTCTAGTATTGCCCCATATAAATCCCAATTATGTTGTAGAGATAAAAGGGATGGAATGTTGGACAGGAGTGATCTTGCACAATTCCTGGCCAACCCGCACAAAAAAAGTTTTGGCTTATGCATCATCGGCAACGCTCTTGTCTTGAATATGACTGAAGAATTGATTTAGCCGTACCGGCCCGGCCGTCTCTTGTAATTCCATCCACCCATCCACCAGCCCTTTGTAGCCATAGAAATCTTGCTTAAACTCAACTTGCTTTATAGTGGCGTAGGCGTAGTGGTTGAATACCAGCCCCCAAGTTTCTGTGATTCCCCTTGGGACTAATCTAGCCCTTATATTTAGCTGTGGTGGCTCATGGCTTGTAAAGCAGACATTGTTTCCCCACTTCCAAGCCCTCATCCATTCATACCAACTAGAACCATATCCTTCCCTAGTAACTATCTTTTTATTCTCCCCAACAAAGAAGTTACAATAAAACTGCATCGTTGTCCCATCCTCCGACCCCTTGAGGCATTCGTAAATCTTTTCTATCTGATCTGCTCTCCACATCTCATCAGCATCTATCTCCATAACAACCCCAGAATCGACTCCTTGTAGGGCATGTTGAATCATTTCCAGCTTCCCCTTAAATGCCTTGTCTTGCGAATAGACTGAAACACTCTCTCCCCTAATGCTCTCAAGGTATTCATGTGTCCCATCTACGCTAACAAAGTTTTTGTGGTATTTATCTGGAACCTGCTTGCACCACCTAGTGCATCCAAGTGGCTCTGAAACTCCCTCTACAATCCTCCACTGCCAGGGAATCTTTAGCTTTTCAAATTCTGCGAGATGCCTTTCGATATATGGCATCCCATTAAGAACTATGGTGAAAATGGTTAGCATATATTTTTAATTATATTTGCATCAATAAGAACTTCATTCATTGGTATTTGATTTGCATATACAATCTCTTTGGTTACGCAATCATCAATTCTTTGGCTTGGTCGAGCATTTTCCTCGACATGCCAAATTTCAATATCGCATTTTGGATTCCATATTCCAGCTTGCTTTGCAACATAGGTTAAAAAGGTGTCTGATTGTTGATATGGAGATATTCTTCCAGTGGCATTTATCCATTTCTTAGATATTGCAAAATGCATAAAATTTTCAGAGCTATATTGTATATCATTAGGATTTATTGTGTTTATTATAAGTTTATCTTTTTTACACAAGATATTTGAATCCCACTTTGAAGTTTTCATTATGCAGTCGTCGCCAAGAACAAGAAGCCAATCTGCTTTTGAAATACTGGATAAAAAGTTAAGGTATTCATTCATTTTTGAGTAGCCCATTCTCTTGAAGATAACTGCCTTCCAGTTTATGTTTTTTGCTATATCTTCTTTTTGAAATTCAACTAAAGATTCAATGTCATCATCATCAAACCCAAACAAATAATTATGGCTTTCCTTGTTTTCACAATTTGACTCAAGGCTTTCGCATAATCTTTTTAGATACTTTGGCCTTTTCCTTGTTGCACAAATTATAGAAATCATAGTTGAAAGATGGCCGCACCATTACGAACTGACCAATCCTCCCAGAGTAGTTTCGCAAATCCCTTGAGTTTGTGGTAGTTCGCCCAATTCTTCATAGCGTTAATATCATCCAGGGCGATGATTGCCTTCTCTGCCAAAAATGGCCTTACGCATCGAAGTTCTGCTTCCCCAGAAAACTCGCAACCATCAATCAGCACAAAATCAAAATTCACCTTATGCTCAATATGGATGTCCTCAATTGCGTTAGTGCTGTATGGTTGGGCAAATTCAATGCATTCGTGATACCAACCAAGAATTTGAGTTAGTGGGTATTGGTTAATGGTGGTTTTGTTTGTTCCGTAAAATTCTGCTATATCCAACTGATTCATCCATAGACTCGGCAAGGTTGCCGTTCCATTAATGGCAACTCCTCCCCTTGCCTCCAGGTTCATTCTGTGCCTTCCAATTCTTTCTGGATGGTTCTCAATGCTGAATAGCATTTTCGTCCTAATACATTGAGTCGAACCATCCCCAGTTCCTCCCCCAATCTCTAGGCCAACATCAAGATTATAGGTGTATCTAGCCAATGCCCTGCCAAAAGAATCGTTGATGCTTATTTCTTGCATTTTACCATCTCGGCTAGTGCTTTTTTGATTGCGTACTCAATCACGGCCTCTGGGTCATACCTCAAGGCAATCATCCCGGCCTCATACAATTCCTTCCCAGCCTTATCATCGCAGGTAATGTCCACAATCACATACCTTGTTTTGTCGATGCGAGACTTCCCAAATTTAATTATACCAAGCCCCTTGGTATTCTCCCCCTTTTTCGACTTCCTACATCCAATTATTTGCTTTGCGTTTTTCATAGATCGCTTTCCCTTTCTCATAAAACTCTGGCTTGTTGTGATGAACAAGTTGCTGGTCTGCTTCTTTCCCAGTGTGGATTGGGTTTTCATGGGTGAACTTTAAGTCCTTTGCCTCAATAACAACTTGGTCGGCATAGGCTCTTTCTGTGAACTCATTGTCTGAATACAGCCCATCGGAATCCTGGTAATCTGGATGAAATAGCCACCCCCCTTGAGTTTCAAGCCTCTTTTTGTTGAGAATGGCCATACAGAGCAGTTTGTCTGTTCTAAAGCCATCTGATATGGCCAGCACTTGATCGCTGTTTTTAGAGCCAATTAAAGAGCAAATAGAGGCATCCCAGTGTCTTGGTGGAGCCCAATCATCAGACATTTGCACAATGATGTCTGCATTGGCCAGTTTTGCCCCATGGTTCCAAGCATTGATAATGCCACCAGGATTGCATCTGATGGCCTGGTGAGGGGTATAGTCTGTGGGGTCATCATGATCAACCATGAATAACCACTCAACCTCCAGGGGTTTCTCAGCCAATGAAAGCCATTGGAACCTTCTTTGCCAGGCAACCTGTGGTCTGCCCCTGGTTGCATGAACCAAGGTAATTCTGGGGGCTGGCTTTATCTTCTTCATCTTTGCAACTTCATCTGCCTTCCCAACACAAGCAGAGGCAGTCTCATATAAATCCATTGCTTGCCATCCATAGATTGCCTCAACCTGGTTCCAGTAGTGTGAGGATGGTCTTGGGAGACTCATGGCCGCCCTGGCTGAACCCCATGCCTTAATCCATTGACCCCTTCCAGCATATTCCAATGCAGTCCAGTAGTGTGCCTCTCTTCTGTCTGGCTGGAGTGTAATAGCCTGTCCAAGATATTTCAGTTTATTCTCTGGCTTTGCACATCTGCCCATATTACAAAGAACATCATATCTTAATGTATCCTCAAGGTCTTTGAACATTAAGGCCATTTCACCAAACTCCAGGCACTTCTCCCAGTTCATTGAAAGGAAATGTTCTTGCTGGGTGTAATATAGAGAGTTTGGGGCTGGCTCCAAGGTGTCTTTTAGGATTGTAAGGTTTCTGTCTGCTGAAGCTTTTTTATAGCCATGGGGCTTGTGAATCCTAATCACCTTATCTACACCAAAAAGCTTATCTGGTTCATTGGCAACCAAAGCCTCATGAACCCTGTTCTTCCATTTGCATTTTCCTTTTCTGCTGGCCATTTCTCTTAATGGTATAAGTCCAGCATTTTGGACATCGTATCTGAATGCAACTAAATCTGCTTTCCTTTTGTTTGCCTCTTCAATGGCATCATCTACCAGGGCTTCTGCCCCTGGTTGCATCACATCATCAGCATCTACCCACAAAGCCCATTCATTTTTGCAAGCCTCTAGGGCTGTGTTCCTGGCAGATGCAAAATCATCTACATGATTCCAATCATTGTTTTTATTTTTATAATGAACAATTCTAGCGCCGTGAGCCAATGCAATCTCTTCTGTTTTGTCTGGCTCAAGGCTCCCCCTAGAGATGCAAATAATAAACTCTTCTGCCATTGGCTTAAATGATTCCAGACACCTGGCAATATAGGCTTCCTCATTTCCAGAGATTAAGTAAATTGAAAGGTCGTGTTTCATTGAGGATTTCAGAATAGGATTTTTTGTGTTTATGTGTCCATTAAAATGGATAGCTTTTCCCTATTCCAGAATTATATAAATCAGCAATTTCCACTTGAGATAGTTCTTTGTTCCAAATTCCTACCTCATCTATGGAGCAATTTTTCCCAACTGCAAAAGTTCCGTCAGCATTTCCATTTATTGAAATATTTTCTGTTGGAACATTTGCATAATTTCCAGAAGAAGAATTCGACCCATCTAATACACCATTAACATAAACTCTAATTGAGCCAGTTCTTTTCCATGTCATTGCGACATGATTCCATCCTTCATCATTTAAGAAGGATGATCCTATTGCCCTGTCGTAATTAGGTCCTGAACTCCAAAATACAGTTCCAATTAAATTTCCATCAGAAAGCTCAATTGCAATTGAAGACCCACCCCAATTATCCCCCGTAGATTGATTGACTATAAAAAGAAGTGATTCGTATGTATTTACCCAAGCAGAAATGCTATATTCATCTCTTGAGCCATCAAGAAATGTTCCGCTTGTTGTTAAATAAGTCTGTTCATCTCCATTAAAAGTTGCGCTTCCATTTATTATTCCAGCCCCCAAAGATAATCCACCAGTTCCATTGGGAGCAGAAAGTGTTCTCGAATTTCCAGTTGAATCTAAATAAGAAACTCCCCCGCTTCCGTTATTGTCCAGCTTCCAATATGCAAGCAATCCGGTTAGTAGTGGAGATGGGGCATCTCTTTTAATGATTATTCTGCTAATTCGAATCCCGCCCTTAATCATCATAAGGATTTAACCTTACAGACTTGTAGTCACCAATGCCAAGAACAATTCCGCTATGAATAGAAAAAGCCGTGCAAGTGCCAGCAAGATAAATCCCTGCGTTGATCGTGGAGGCAGAGGCCGCCGTTGCATTAGCAAGCCCAGAAAAGCCAGTTACAGCAGAGGAAATGCTTGAAAACTTTGCGTCCGAAACAATATAGATACCAGCAAAACCACTAGACAGGCTGATGGCTGTTCCAGTTGTAGTTACATACTGGGTTCCAGGGCGTGCGGCATGAGAAAGCTGATCATAATAAACAGATGAAGTGGTTGGTTGTGCCATAGTATTGTTATGGTATTGTCAAAAAAAGTAGGGGCTGGAAGGTTTTAGCCCTCCAGCCCCCACCAGGAACACACCAACAGCAGTCTTTAGGCGAAGCTTGTGGTGATGCGGACGGCCGCGTTAGCATCAATGAGCTTCTCACTGGTGTTCATGCGAACACGGAGAACATTGGAGCGACGGGCTTCATCACGATAGCTTTCAGAAACAAAACCACCAGGGGCATCAGCCGACCACACCAGGGTACGACCAATTCCACCAGCAGTGAACTGACCACTCTGCACATTGGCAACAATGATCTGCGTGCTGGGAACAATGAACCCACCAGAGTAGGCTTTGTTCTTGTTAGCAGAGTTAATTGCGGCCCGACCAACCAAAACCCGCTCCACCCCAAGGGCAGCGGCGATTTCAGCTTCAGCCAGGAGACGGCCCTTGGTGTCAGAAACAACACCAAAGAACTGGTTCTGGAGTTTGGTTGTGCGGCGGATACGCTCAAACACAGGGGCAGACATAATGATTGTATTGGCTTCGTAACCAAGTTTATTCAACTCAGTGCGAGCACCAGCAACATCACCAGCTACATCAATGTTTGCAAGATTCGCATTGGTGTAGGCAGAGATTGCACTCTGGTCAGCAGTTGTGAATGGGGTCGTGTTTGCAAACAACAGGTCGCTTACACGCTTCTCATGGCCAAGTTTGATTTGGCGGAGGAGGAAGCGAGCCGAGGATGCTTCGAGATCAAAAAACCTGTCAGCATCTGCGCGAAATCCGTCATCGATTAGCTCTTCGAGGCCATACTCGATCGTGTCGTAGGTGTCAGTCCCAAACGCACGAACAGCACGGGCGTAGTCAGAAGCGGCCACACGAGGCTTAGAGTCATTGTTCAACAGGTCAGCTTGTGCAAGCTGAACTTTGAGATATTGTCCGCTCTTGGCAGAGACAGGAAGCAAAGGCAGAACCTCTGCTCCGATCAAGCCAGTTTCGGTGTTAGGAGCCTCGATCAACGCCTGGTTGATATCGGCCCGAATGGTTGCGCCACCAGAAATAAAACTCATTGTATTATTATTCTTTCTTGGTTATGGGTTAGAACATTGGCACTGCAATTTCAATCACAGCAGAAGTCGCAGTAGCGGCTTCCAATGCAATTCCAGCAGTAACAAGGTTTGCCGCCAAGGTCGTAACCTGGCCAGCGGAATCGAATTTCATCACATCACCAGCGGCGGCAGTGCCACTTACGGTCGCGAAGAATGTAGGATGGAACAGCTTCACGGTCACATAACCGCCAGCCGCCACATCTTCAAGGGTTGAACCAATGGCTTTGGTCGCACCAGTAACAGCCACATCAACGCCACCAGCAGTGACGGTAGAAGGCTGAACCATGCGATAAGCAGAGATAGCGGACGATGTTGAGAAAGTCCGATACCCATTATCAATTTGAGTGCTCATTTTCTATTTATCCTTTTGTTAGATGTTCTTAATGCCACGGCTAAGAGCCTCAGCATATTCTTTCGGGTTAGAAAGCATGACGGCCTTCATGGCCTTCAGCTTCGAAGTCTTATATTCTGCATGAGCAGAAACAAGCGCTTCAAAGTTCTTGGGCTCCTCTTTCTTTTCAAGAGCAACCTCAACAGCTGGGGAGGCAGGGATAGGTTTGATGCCAAACTGGGTCAGAACTTTTTTAACAACTTCTGACATCTCAGATTCACATCCACCTTCTTCTTTGTCCTCTTCTTTAACAGCAATAGTGGGGGCTTCTTGAGCCTGGACAACTTCCTGTTTAGAGGATTCATCCTTAACCATTTCGTCTTTTTTAACTTCTTCCTTGGGCTTCATAGAATCCTCAAGGGCGGATAGGCGAGTTTTAATATCTTCCATATCCTTTTTATAATCATAGCCTTCTTTATTTTCCATTGCTTCTCCTTCTTTTGTCAAACCATCACCTTCAACAACTGCATTGGGCAGATCGACGGGGATTGGCTTACCTCCGGCCACATAGCCGAATTTTTGCATAAATTTTACAACTTCTTCAAACAGGCCATTTGTAGCCGCTGGGCTGGATACCAGGTCAGCAGAGGCAATGCTTTGGGGTCTGATATAGTCCTTGCCATTGATTGATTCACTCTCATTCACAAATGCCAGGGAGATTCCAAACTGGTCTGGAGCCTCATCAGCCATCTCTTTAATCAATCCATAGTGCTGGCTACTCTTCAAAAGCTTTAGGTCTGCAACCAGCTTGTTTCCTTCAATCCTTGCATTCCTTGCAAATCCAACGACTGCATCCAACCCAGAGCCATGGTTCATTTTAACCTTAACCCCATTAGGAGCCTGGTTCATGATGTCCTTGGCCTTCTCTAGGCTAAGCTTATCTACAAAAAGGTCATGCCCCTTTGCCTCACCAATCTCAAGAATGCTTACCCCTCCAAAATCTCCAGATTCCATTTCACATTCTTGGCATTCACAATTTTCCCCACATTCCATTTCTTCTTCATCCCTGTAGGTGCTATATGCTACAGCCGCCCTTTGGGTTTCATCCGGGAACTTGCTTATTGCCTCTTCATCTCCCATGAATCGGGAAACAAAGTCTTGTTCAGATTCGTCACCTGTAGGAAGGGGCAAGGGCATAAATGCCAAGGTTATGTCAAAGCATTAAAACTTAGTAAACCGCATTCCCCTCTGCTTTATCTTCCTCTGTATCTGATACTTCTACTATTTCTGCACCATACTTATCTAACTGCATTGCCAAGTATTTTCCAAAGAAGCCATCTGACGGCCCATAATTTCCAACAGCACGACTATATACTGATTTTATAAGCTTAATAATTTGATCATATTTAGAATCAATTGAAATACCTTTATCATCTATGGTTATCAATGTTTTCTCATCATCATAAAAAATAGCAACAATTTTGATCATAAGAGTTATTATTCTACCCCTCTTGTTTTCTTTAGCAATCTTCCTGTTGCAATTCCAGTAACTAGATCAAACCACTCTGGGTCTATCTTGGCAAACTTTGCTGGATTTCTGTGAAGCAATTCCATTCCCATAGAATAAACTTCTGTTGCTCCAATATACTTTGAACTAGCTCCAAAAGGTTGATCATCATATCTTTTGCCAGTATAATATGCCCGATTATTTGTATCAAATTCTGGAAAAAGTTCTGCATGAGCCTTTCCAAACCCATCTGCTGAACCCTTTTCATATCTTTTGTAGCCGTAGCCTGGCATTGTCTTTTGGAACTTTTGAATCTTTTCTCCAGCAGTTCTTTTATTAAGAAATTCCATGCAAAGGTCTTTTGCTTCTGGATTTCCATCTTCAATTTGATGCCCATATTCATGCATATAGGTTTTTGTCTCTGTCTCTATGCTAACCCTTATTCCACCACCTGTTGAATTTCTTGTTCCATCTACAAACTGCACTATTGTTGCAGTTGAATCTGCTCTTTTCTGATTCCAATATGTAACTGGCCTTGTTAATGATTTAGTGTGAATGTTTGGATTGCATATCTCTCTTAATGCTCCTTGTGCCGCTTCTCTTCTTGCCTTAACATATTCAATAGCACTATCTTTTAGTGATTTGCGATCATTAACAATTGCTGATTGTTGTTGTTCTTTTAGCCCTTGGGTTGCCTTTGCTAATTGCTCTGATGAGAATCCATCCTGTTTATTTACAGCCAGCATATCTTTTTTGATTTCAGCAAATCCAATTTGCCTGGCTTTTTCATTTGCTGTTTTTATTTTTTTTTCTTGCTCTTCAATGTTTTGCTCCAGTTTATTAATTTTTGCATATTCAATGTCTAGTGTTCTTCGTATTTCAATATACTTTTTGGGGTCTGATTCTCTATATTGCTCAGCCTCATTTCTTAGGGGTCTTGCTTTTGCTCTAAGTTCCTCTAATTGTTTTTGTGATTCAGCAATATTATTTTTTGCAGAATCTATTTCTTTTAGCGTATCTTCTGACTTTTTGATGACTGCTTGTCTTACTGAATCAAGTTCCTTTTGATTTCCTTTAATGGCTGATTCAAGAGATGCCTTTTC